ATGTCGAGCACTTTCGGGCCGGCCATGGAGAATTTGTTGAGGTACGAGCGCACCACGACGCCGCCGCCGAGCGCGCCCTGGTCGGCGTCGAATACGAAGCGCTGCGCCGCGTTGGTGCCGCCGGCAAGAATTTTGGCCGACAGATTTTGCGCGACTTGCGACGAGACCCACATGGTGTCCGGGGAGAGCCGGTAATTGTCCCAGCGGTTTTTGAGCGCCGCATCGACCTCGACAATGCCGCCGGCGCCGTCGCCGGTGAGCGTCGAGCCGGTGCCGGCGGTGCCGGTCGCAAGATATTGCACGTAAGCGTTCGAGCCCGACTTGAAGGCCTGGTAGAGCAAGCCGTCGAACACAAGCGCATTGGTCGAGTTGTCGCTTACGCCAAGCGAGGCCGCGGTCTGCGTGCCGGCCGCGTTCGCCGTGATCACCAGCGAATTGATGGTGGTGATGGCGCCGAGCACTTCCGAGCCGGCGGCGCCCCAGAACCAGGCATAGCCGACGGCGCCGGTCACCGGCGCCACGGTCGCCGCGATCGAGCCGGTGGTGCCCGACGAGATTGAGGTGGTGGCGTTGGCCGATTTCTGCGCGGCGCCGCCGCCAAAAGTGTCCGACGAGCCGTCGGCATTGCTGCGGGTGATCGCGCCCTGAACGCCGCCGGTGACGCTGCCGTTGACAATGCCGTCGAGCGAGAGCGCGACGCAGATGACGCTATACGGACTCGCCGCGGCGGTCAGACTGCCGCCCGACGTCGAGGGCGCAAGCGACGGCGTCGGCGTAGTGCCGAGCCCGACCGAGGTGTTACCGCCGAGAATGAGCAGCTCCTCGCCCAGCATGCAGGCTTCGAGCCCGACTTTTGCGCCGATCGCCTTGACGTCGTCAAAGCCCATGCCGGCATATTGCGCCTCGAAATCGACCGAGGTTTCGATGCCGATCCCTTTGTAGGCGGCGGTGTAATCTTGCGTCGACACCGCCTGCACGCCGCCGCGGTTGCCGCCGGAGACACCGATGCGCAGGCCCGTGGTGTTGATGCCGGTCACCGCGCGCCAATTGGCCTGAATGCCGCCCTTGCCCGAGACGCGCGGGATCTCGTTGCGCAGCGGCGTCAGCAGCGGATAGACAAATTTCGCGCCGGTCTCGAGATCGTAATAGGTGAGCCCTGACGTCGGCGACGTCGATTCTGAAAATGTGCTCTTGGCAAGCGGATCGCCGGGCAGCGGATTGGCATGCGCGCGCTGGACCTCTTGCAGGAAGCCGCCGGCGCCGGCGAGCGCCGCGTTATAGTCCTGGATGGTGCGCGGCATGGTCGATTTCGCAAGCACGTGCGGCAGATTGGGCTGATACATTTGTTTGGTCCTGTTTGGTTAAGTTGATTGAATCCATTTTCTGGAGGCACAAATCCGTTCATTCCCGCGCGAGCACGAATCTAGCGGCTGCGGAGGCAAGCTTGGGTCCCCGCATTCGCGGGGACGAGCGCAGAGAAGGTTTATTCTGTCCGCGCGCGCAAACCCGGAATGGCGCGCATCGGCGCCGCTTGCGCGCGGCGGATAGCAGCCTCGGCGAGCGTCTCGAGCGCGCCGGGCCGGTCAAGCAAATGCTCCGGCCGCGGCATGAGCGCGTCCTCGCTCTTTTCGGCGACGCGGACCGAGCTGGTGCCGAGCGGCAGCGGCTGGTCTTCGATCTTTTTCAGGCGAGCGGCGAGCTCGTCCATGCGCTTGTCGAAATTACCAAGCGCCTTGGCGAGCGTTTGCTGAAGTACGCCCTCGAGATTCTTCGCGAGCTTTTCGTTGTCTTCGCGCTCGGCATTGTCTCCCATCTCGCCGGCCTGCGGCGAAAATTGCGGATCGGGATCGACATTGGCGCCGGGAATGCGAGCGCCGGGACAGCAATCCGGATCCAGCGCGACGAGAAGATCGTGGCTTTGTTTGATCCGCTCCTTGTCGGCTTTGGAGTGGCGCGCGCCGATTTTGCCAATGGTCTCGCCGGTTTTGAATTTGCGCAACTCGGTCGAGCCGTCGGCCTTGATCACCGCGAAGGTCGCTTCCGGCAGGCAAGGGTAATCGACCAGCGAGACCTCGATTGGCTCGGCGGTGTAGCGGATAAGTTTCGGCTCCTCGGGGTCCGGCCAGCGCTTGAGGTAGCGCCCGCCCTGGGAGAAGCCGGTGTAAACCCCCTCCTCCACTTTCTGCCATTCATCGTCGTCGATGACTTTGCCACAGATTTCGATGCGCTTTTCTTCGTCGTTGAACGCGATGTCCACAAGCTTGCCCGCGGCGACGTGGGAATGCATGGCGCGCAAATTGCCAAAACTTTTGCCGTCGGTGGCGTCGGCGAATTTTTGCGACCACTTCTGATAATGCGGCTTGGTCGAGGCGTAATCGCACACCTCGCCGGTCACGTCCGGCGCCTCTGCGGTGACCACGCCGTAGACCAGGCGCTTCGCCGCGTCGATCTTGGTGATGGGAATGAAGAGGGTAAGGTCATCCATTCGCAGCTTCCTTCTAGCAGTCGCACGCCAAATATCTCTTGTTCCCATATCGGGAACGCGCTATAAGACTTAATGAGGATCATTGCCCGAAACACGCTTTTGCGATTTTCGGACAAGCATCCAGAGGCAAGGCCGGCCCTCGAACGGTGGTACAAATTCGTTAGAGCGGCGCGCTGGACTTCGACCGATGAGGTCCAGCGAGCAGCGCCGAAATCTAAGGTGCTGAACCGCGAACGCGTAAGGTTCGAGGTCGCGGGCGGAAACTATCGTCTAGTTGTTGCCTTCGATTTTCGCCGGCAGGTCGCTTTCATAAAGTTCATAGGCACCCACGCCGAATATGATCATGTCGACGCCTTCACGGTATCGCGCTTCTAGGAAACTGAACTGATGGACATTCGACCAATTCGTACAGAGAAGGAACATCGCGCTGCGCTCGCGGAAATTGAGGCCTGCTGGGGCGCACCCGAGGGCAGCGAGAGGGGCGACCGCCTCGACGTACTTCTTGCCCTCGTCGACCTTTATGAAGCCAAGCGTTGGCCGATCGATGTCGACAAGGGCTTCGATCCAGTCGACGTGCTTAATTATGCCATTGACGAGCTTGGCCACAGCCAGGTTGAACTGGCCGAACTCTTGGACTCTCGCTCGCGGGCATCGGAAATTCTCTCGCGCCGGCGCGCCCTTACGGTGGATATGATTCACACGATCAGCGAAGCGTGGAAAATCCCGGCCGACTTGCTCGTCCGTCCTTACAAAATAAAACGGGCAGCTTAAACTCAGCTTCGATCAGCCTTAAATTTCGTATATACCCCACACGTCGGCTCCCAGCGGGCTCGAGGCGCCGATGGTCGTCGCCAATCCAAACTATTGACCTGCTTCCGCGATTATCATGACTGGCCTCGCCGGTTTTTCAGATCGCGCAGCCATTCCTCCATTTTTGGCATGTCACGCACGATAGTTTCCACCTCGCTCCGACTTTCACCGGGAGTGCGAATTCTCAACTCCTGATCGTCAACCACAATGCCGTTTGTGGCCGCCGCATATGCGGTCGCGGCCATCCATGCGCACTGCATTTCCGTAAAGCTACCGCCCCAGCGGAAGCCGAGCGCACACTTCCAGGCGTGGCCGAAGTCGACATTGGAATACGTAGTGATCAACTCATCGACGGGATCGTGAAAGCATTCGCAGCCGGCACGTTCGCCGCGCAACTGCATTGGAAGAAAGCCGCGGAGCTTTGCAAGCGTAGCGTCCGCGGATAACTGAAGCGGATAGCTTTCGAGATCGATCGCCGCCTGCCATTCGGCAATTGAATTCAGCTGGGTGTCTGAAAGAACCCAAATCTCCATCGACATGAGATTAACCTTGGCGCTCTGCGCTCTATTCGCGTCAAGGTAGTAAAGAACATAACAGGAACGTGATGTCAAGAGTCCCGGGTGCGCCCTGCACTCGCCGGCATCCCATAGCGCTGCTCAATCGGACGCATTTCCCGGGCGCCGGCCGAGCGCGCCGCGCATTTCGTTGAGCGTCAGCACGCACCCGGCCTTCGAGCGCCGCTTCGGTGGCGCGCGGATCGGCATCTTCGTCGAGCCAGTGCAGCTCGAGATCGGGCGACGAAAATTCCTCGGCGATGATTTCGTCGACGAGGTCCTTCACCCATTCCTTGGTCGGCTCAAGCCCCTCTTCCTCGGCCTGCGCCGACTGGTTGTCGGCGGTGGCGCGGTTCATCAGCTTCACCGCCCATTGCGGCGGCCATAGAGCGCGACCGCTTCAATTGAAGCGATCGACGCTCGTCAGGTTGAGCGGCGCATGATCTTTCCGGAAAACCGGCTTCCACTTTTCCGGATCATGCGCAAACGCAAAGCAGATGATGCGCGCGCCCGTAGGCGTGAGCACCATCGGCCGGTCGGCGGCGGCGTTGTCGAAAGGATCGAGGCCAAGTGCGCCGCGCATTTCGTTGAGCGTGAGCGCGCCGAGCTTGACGTAGCCGGTCCTTCAACATTACGACGCGACAGTTCATTCCCGATACGGTCCTAATTTAAGCTCTCGCAGAACCTTATCGG